GTTGTTAATAGCAGTCGTATTGTAATGTTGTGACCAACGCTCTCCAGTATCAGCAGCACCATCATATCGCTGCGGTATGGTGTTGGCATGAAGGCAATGCAATCTTCTATTAAAGTTAATAAATTGCCAATCACCTGTTGTATTGGCGACAGTTCTTTTTACATTTGCACCGCTACTAGGAAATGCAGCATCGGTATCAGTAAAATCTACTGTGTATATGGAAGTGCCATGACTAGCAAATATCTTGTTAGTGCCTTGATCGTTATGTTCTATAAGTGAGCCTATTGCAACGCCACTAGGAGCAATTTTTTGTTTAAAGCCTTTTCTAAATGCAATACGCCCAGACTCTCTAATAACAACATTCTCAGCTTTCGTTAAAAATGATGTGTCTAAAGTCGCAGGGTTACTTTGCGTATTAAGACCGTTAAGTCCTATTTCAGTTAAAGGTTGATATGATAATTGCTTACTCATTATTCAACATACCATTGAGTTTCGTATTGTGTGTTGCCACTATCGAGCATAATTGCTTGTTTAAGTGCTTGCATTGCTTCTTCAGCAACAATAGTAGTTTGAGTTCCGCCATCTTCACCACGCTCTGAAATTGCTCTTGCCCATGCTCCAAGAACCACAGGTTTTTGTGGAACTTTAATAACTGTAGTTGCTGCTGTTAGTTCACCTTGTGCTTTTACAATATCAAACGAAATAGTTTCAGCAGTAATAGGAACTGGCGACAAATCTATTTTTAAATTGTTTGAGCTATCAGCGCCATTAAAACCATAATACAGAGGCTCACCAGTAGGGTCTGTTGGGTATTTTTGTTTGTTTAGGTATGATCGGCTTACTTGAGTTAATTGCGTGCCTGTAGCGTTGTTTATAGAGTCTATTATTTTTAACTCTTGACCTGAAGATAAATTATAATTTTTAGTGCCATTTACAGTAGAAATATTAACTGTTTCTCTAAGCACTAACCAGTCATGGAAATTTTCTATAGTTCGCTTTGAATCATTAATCATAGCACCAACTACTTTTTGGTATTCAGTTACCGTAGTGCTGTTGTTAATGTTGCCAGACCAATCAGTAAGAATTGTATCTTCTCTTAACCTTATTAATACTTCGTTAATTAATTCTCTATAAGTCATTTATTTCCCCTTTGCAAGTTGAGCGCCAAAATAAAATTCAATAATCATCGTTGCCCATCCAAATATTTCATCCATTTTTAATACCGAGCCTGCTTGTATAGTCACATACTCTACTATGTCAGGTGAGAATTGAATACCAAAAAAACTAAAACCTTCTGTTACTGTAGGTATTACAGTTGGAACATCAAAGATTACTGGAGCAACTTGAGTAAATATAATTAAAGCAAGTATTACTAATATAATGACTCTTCGGTTCATAGCTGCCATTGGGCTTTCTTTATCTGCTCTATCTCTAGCTTGGTTAATAGAATCGTTACGAGCTTGTAAGTTTTGAATCATTAGCTTTTGATTTTCTGCTGCTGCTTGACTTTTAAGAGCAAACAATTTACCAATAAATCCTAATGCTATAGGGGCTATGTTTGTTAAAAATCCTATCACGATAAACTCAACAGAAGTAAGTAAGATTCCATTGGTGCTAAATTTGTTAAAAATCCTATCATAGTGCTACCTTAAATGCTTCAATAATTCCTACTTGTGTAATTACATACCAACCTAATGCGCCATAGATTCCATACTTAATTTGTAGTAAAGACATATTGATTTTTTGTATACATAAATTAGTGTCGTCAACCTTACTAAACAGCTTTGATATTTGCCCAGTATGTTTGTCTAATTGAAGTTGCATCCTGCTCAAGTTTTCATCCATTACTATCTCTTCTTAACAGGTGGTCTACCTTTTTTCTTACCGTATGATCCTTTTCCAGTTGGCATAATGTCTCCTTAGTTTGCTAATGGGTTATCTAAAGCTCTTTGCAGTTTGCTTCCAAGCCTATCTTCTAACTCTTTAATCTTACGATCTGTATCAGAATAAAGAGCATCTCTTCTGGCATCAAATCTTTCACCAGCCTTGTCAATTGTCTCGTCTATCTTGTCTTGAGAGTCATTGACTTTTTTTTCTAATCTATCCATTAATTTTTCTTGTCTTGCCAAGTCGTCTTTAAGATCATTCTTAATAGTCCTGGTGTAATCTTTTGCTAGTTCTACAGACTCACTTACACTTACTAAAGTCTCTTGTAATACTGCTATCTTTTGCTCAATGCCAGATATGTCTGGTGGCTGATACTTAGTAACTGTTTGCTTTAAAACTCTAAACTCATTGTATAACTCAAAGCCTGCCCAAGCACCACCACCAAGCATACTAAGTAAAGGTATTATTAAAAGTAGTTTGCTTCCACCTACTTTAACTCCTCCGTACTCTACCTCTGCCATTGAAGATCAACCATTTTGTTATGAAGTATTTCATTAGCCAAACCGTTTCTCAGTCCTCTTTGGTTTTCTGGTATTGTTTTATCCAAGTATATGTCCTTATCTTTATAAAAAGTACCATCAACTAGAGAGCCTTTATAATCATTAAATCCAGCATTAAAGTTAAGTAAAGCAAGTATGTAACTTTGTAAATTCTTTTGTTCTTCTAAGCTAACTGCAGCGCCCATTTCTTTTGCTAAACTGTTAAGTTTATTAGTAATAATTTCTTTCATCTTGTCTCTTTTAGAATCTGTTTTTTCTTTTTTTGTAATTTTTTTAGGCTCAACTTTAGCAACCATTACTTCTTCAACTTCCTGCGACTCCTCTGTAGATTCCTCAGATTCTTCGTTTGCAAGTTCCTCAGATTCCTCCTCCTCAATAGGCTCATCTATTTCCTCTGGTTCTGACTCTTCTGTCTCTTGTTCTTCTGGTACGGAATCTTCTTCTGGCTCTGGCTCATTAAGTTCCTCCATAGGTTCTGGTTCAACTTCTGGGATAGGCTCTAAAAATGCTTCTATCTCTGCCTCTATCTCAGCAATTATTTCTTGCTGGGTAAACTCTTCCATTTCAATTTCTAATAAGTCTATTCCGTATGATTCAATAAATATTTCAAATGGTATCTCTGGTATATCAAACTCAACATAAGTTTCTGGAGGAGGCGGTATAAATATCTCTTCTATCTCTACTTGCTGTCTTTCCTCTTCTATTACTGCATCTTCATAACCAGAACAATAAATAGAATAAATTGGATTAGTCTCACATTGTTGATCTAAGTAAGCTGTTTCAAAGTAAGGACAAGCCATACTCCATAAACTATCTAAACTGCATTGTTGGTCAATATAAGCCCCGTTATAACCAGCACAACCAGAATCATACAAGCTACTAATACTACATTGTTGGTCATAAAAAACACTCGCATAAGTTTCTGGGTAATACAAACAACTAATGTGGCTATCTGGTATCACGCTACAAATACTATTACCACTTGATATTTCTATTGGATCATCTTCTTGATTGTTCCAAAAAACTGCACCATTTGTAGTAGGGTGGTTATAAAACCATTGCTCATACTCACCTGCACTTAAATCACCTACTGTTGCTACTGTTACTGAGTGATTGTTAATTTTCATCTCAGTGTAATTCATTGCTATATTACCCAAAGGGTAGATAGTTAAATCAAAACTGTTTTCAGTATTTGCAGTGTTATACTCAGCTATGTTTTCCCACATATACTTTTGGTATGTAGTATCACCTTGCGTATAAAAACGACCTGCACCTGTATCTATTAAATCTGTGTGCCAGGGCATAATTGTGTAATTAAACCTTACACCTGTCGCACCACCAGCAAAATTCTGTCCATCGCAACACAAACCATCATGTATATAACCAGTACCAGGAACATCATTAGGATCAAGAAAACCCACAACACCATTGCTGAACATAAAGCTAGTAACATAACTATTTCCATAAAAAGGAAATGTAAAATCTAACGGTACTTCTACCCAACTATCATCTGCAATCTGGTGTTCAATAATTGAAGCATCTGCTTTAGATGACGAGAATGGCAAGAAGAAGCATACCAACAATGCCATTAACAAGAGTATGGAGGAACTCGCCTCTGTCCATTGTTTTGAGATTTTCTTGTTTCGGTATCTCATGCTTATTTAATTTCCATAAATCTTTAGCCTCATTGCCTATTTCACCTTCATACGGACAAGGCGTTCCAGCTCGCAAAGTCATTGCCTCCCACACCCTATAATCACCACATAAAACACTTACTGCTGCTACTTTCATGCCCATGTCATACAAAACCTTTGCTATCTTTAATCTCTCGCAGTTAGCATCCCTGTATGCCTGTCCTGTTGAGATTCCAATGATTTGTGTTTGTACTGCACCGCTTACGCCAATAGCACATAAGTCTGAGTTACTGGCATTTATGCTTGGACTAATTGCACTAGGCGGATTAGTTCTTACTGTTGATTTAACGGTACTTGAACTTGTAACTGTGCTGTTGCTTGTGCTTTGAGTAACTATAGGATCGGCTGCATTAGCAAATCCTACAAGAAATACTAATACAATTAATATTGCAATTAGTTTTGCTTTCATTAATCAGCTACTAAACTCACAAATGCTGGGTCTACTGCATCAGCAGGATTAACACTAAAGTGTGTACACATATCTATTTGTCTAGCTGCTGTTGTTGTTTCTGAAGCGTGATAACTACCATCTTCATTTTGAACTTTTCTAGTTTCAGTATGCGGTTTATTCTCATAAACTATAACTGCTGCTAAATCACTACAATTTGCAATAGCAGTCTTAATAGTTTCGTGTTCACTATACAAAGCTGTAGCGTAAGTTGCTATATTAGAAGGTACTGCTGTACCGCCTTTAGCTGCTCGTGTCCAATACCAATCGATGTTAGCGTGTAAACCAGCAACGTGTGTATTAGCCTTAGATAACATACCAGCTTTAAGCGTGGCTAAATTTCGAGCTGTACCAGCATACGTTCCTACCACTTCAGAGCCACTTGTATCTACACTATAAGAACCATTCCAATAGTATCTACTGTCTGGGTTTACTTCTCTATAAGGTTTAATACCTAGTGAGGTTAAAGTTGTGCTATCTCTAAAGATTGCTTTAGGATAAGTTATAGTACTTATTACCATAGCTTTAGGTGTCTTGATTGTTTCTGAATTAAAGTACCACATAGTTATCTCCGTTATTTATTATTATCATCGAGCATTAGAATACTTTAGGGGTGTTTCTGCAAAAGCCATCCAAATGTGTTTATTAG